CGCGGGGCCGACCCCATCCCCCACCCCAGGGAACCCACACTCGAACATCGGCGATCATCAGACACAGGCGCGGGGCCCAACAACCACACACGAGCGGGAGCCCCACCGCCATGTCTCTCTCCGCCGCCGAAACAGCGGTCCTCGCACAACGCCGCCAGCAGCTCATCGCCCTGCGCCGCAAACGCATCTCCTTCGAGGACCCACGCGTCCTCAGCCTGGGCTACTCCTCCGCCGCGACCGCCCGCAAGGACTTCTACCGCACCGTCATCGAGCGGAAGAAAGCCACCGAAGCGGAAACCGAGGCCTACCGCGAAGAGCAGACCCAGATCATCCAAGACCTCCTGGACGTCTACCTGCCCCGCGCCCTCGGCAACGCAGACGAAGGCGCCGACCCCGACCCCAAGGCCGCCGAGCTGTGCCTGAAGCTGCTGGAACGGGACGGCAAGCTGAACGGCTACGACGCCGCCCTGAAGGCCGAACTGTCCGGCCCCGGCGGTGGAGCCGTCCCCATCAGCGCGGCCAGCATCACCGAACTCCGCGCCCTCATCAACACCGCCGGCGACCCCGATGACGACGGCGAACTCCCGGACGACACAGGCGACCTCGACGACGGCGACCCGGATGACGACGGCGACGACACCTGAGCACCACCCCCGGCACGACGACAGCGACGTCGTCCGCGAAGCCGAGGAACTCCTCCAGGTCGTCGCCCAGTACCGGCGCCTGAACCGGGCGCAGCGCCGCCGCATCGCCACGGCCGCCAGCCCCGACCTGCGCAAGGTCCTCGCCGGTGTCGAGCGGGACATGGCCCTGAAACGGTCCCCGGGCGCCATGTCGGCGATCCTCACCGACGGCCGCGAGAAGCAGGCCCGCCACCTGGACCTGATCGACCAGGTGTTCCGCGACATCGCCCGCGGCCATTCCCGCAAGGTCCTCATCACCATGCCGCCGCGGCACGGCAAGTCCCGCCGCGCGGCCCGCTGGGCGCCCCTGTGGTACCTGTCGAGGCACCCCGACCACCGCGTCATGATCGCGTCCTATTCGGCGGACCTGGCCGACGATCACGGCCGGTGGATCCGCGATGCCATCGTGTCCTACGGCCCCCAGATCGGCCTCGCCCTGCACTCCGGGTCCAAAGCGGCCAACCGGTTCGACCTCGCCGACCCCGAGACCGGGGAACGCCTGGAGGGCGGCCTCGTCACCGCGGGCGTCGGAGGGGGACTTACCGGCAAGGGCGCCCACCTCGCCATAGTCGACGACCCGGTGAAGGACGCCGCGGACGCCGAGTCCCCGACCATGCGCCGCCGCCTGTGGGACTGGTGGACATCCGTCCTGAACACCCGCATTGAGCCGGGCGGCTCCATCGTGGTGATCCAGACTCGCTGGCACGAACAGGACCTGGCCGGGAAGATCCTCGAAGGCCAGGACGCCTCCGACTGGACCATCATCGATCTGCCCGCCATCTGCGACTCCGAGGGCGACGCCCTGGGCCGGAAGATCGGCGAGGCCCTGTGGCCGCTGCGCTACGGCCGCAAAGCCCTCGAGAAGATCCGACGCGCCGTGGGGGAGCGCGTCTGGTGGTCGCTGTTCATGCAAAAGCCCCGCCCCCTCGAGGGCGGCGTGTGGAAGTGGCCGTGGATCACCGACAACCGCATCACCCCCATGGCGTTCCGCGGCATCGACCTGACCCGCACCGTCGTCGCCGTCGACCAGGCCGGCGGCGAAGGCGACACCCACGACGAGACCGGGCTGATCGGTGCCGGACGCACTGCAGACGGCAACATGTACGTCCTCGCCGACCGGTCCGCGAACATGGGCGCCGAAACCTGGGGCACCGAAGCATGCCGCCTCGCCCTCGAACTCCAGGCAGACGCCTTCGTCGTGGAGGACAACTACGGCGGAGACCAGTCCGCGCAGATCATCCGGCAGGCCTGGCGGGAACTGCGCGACAACGGGGAGACCCAGGGCCTCCTCATGCCGCTGATCATCCCCGTGCACGCCAAGCAGGCCAAGAAACTCCGTGCCGAACCCGTCGCCCAGCTCGCCGCGCAGGCCCTCATCCACCACGTCGGCGAGTTCCCGCGCCTGGAGGGCCAGTTGGTCACCTGGATGCCCGGCATGGACTCCCCGGACCGGATGGACGCCTACGTCCACGCCCTGACCGAACTTGCCGACCCCGCCCAGGAAGGCCTTGGCACCCAGCACTACCAAGACCAGCGCCTCGCCGGGCGCCGCTGAACCCCAGGAGACCCCGTATGTACGAGTACACCGCCCACCTGCGCGGCCGCCGCACCCTTCCCGCGCAGCCGGGGGAACCCGATCCCGCCCAGCCCGTACGCTGATGATCAGGCGCGGGGCCTGGATCGGCGGGAAGGACAGCTGTGGGCCTCATCTCCGGCCTGAAGTCGGTCGTCATCGACCGCTGGTCATGGCTCAACTACAAGCCGTTGTACTCCGACGCGCTGGGCATGCCCAACCGGCGGGCGTTCCCCGAAGCCCACGCCACGTGGGTTCCCGCCGCCGACGAACGCCGCCTGGCCGCCTACAAGCTGCTCACCGCGTACGACAAAAACCAGGTCGCCGAACTGTCCGCGTTCATCGACGGGGACACGGCGCGCGAGCGGCGCGAGTTCGGCGACCCGGCCATGTTCGTCGACACCATCACCTCCCACGTCCTGGGCGACGAGCAGACCCTGACCGTGCCCGGCGCGGAACAGGCCGGCGGCGACCAGTCCACCCCGGACGCGGAGATCGCCGACCGGGTGCAGACCCTGCTGCGCGAGTGGGCGGACGAAGAACTCCTGCCGATGCGGCTGCTGCAGACCGAACGCAAGGCCGTCTCGCTCGGGGACGGCGTGTACCTGCTGCACTGGGACCCCGACAAGCAGCGCGTGCGGCTGCGCACCTACGACCCCGGCTTCTACTTCCCCGTCATCGACGAGGACTCCGACGGCTCCGACTTCCCCGACCGGATCCACTTCGCGTGGGAACTCCCCGAGGACAAGGCCCGACGGCTTCCGGCCCGGCTGCGCCGCATCACCTACCACCTCGACTGGATCCGCCCCCAGTCCGCCAACGGCGTCGACCGCACCGGACGGCCCGTGCGGGCCACCGTCATGTCCGAGGCCACCGACCAGCAGGCCTCCCAGCCCGTCCTGGGCCGCGGTGACACCCTCGACGCGCAGGGGGCGATCACCCGCCTGTACCCGTGGTCCGAGCAGCCGTCCTACAAGACGGTGTTCCTGACGGATGCGACCTGGGAACTCGGCGACCTCAAGGGTCCCGTCGACATCGACAACCTGCCGGCCGACAAGGCGCACTACGCGACCAACGGGCAGGGCGAACTCCTCCACCAGCTGGACCTGTACCAGGACTTCATCCCGGTCATCCACGTCCCCAACACCGTCCCCGAACCGGGGGAGCACTGGGGCGAGTCGTCGCTGGCGAAGGTTCTGCAGGTGTTCGACGAGCTGTCCGGCTCCGACACCGACTCCTCCCGCGCATCGGCCACCACCGGCTCCCCGGTGTACGCCATCTCCGGGAAGGCCGTATCCGCGCAGACCCAGTACGCGGCCGGACCGGGCATGGTGTGGACGCTCGGTGAGGGCGGCTCCATGGCGTCGGTGGACACCAGCGCCAACCTTGCCGAACTCCGCAACCACGTCCAGGACCTGAAGGACCGGGCCGCGACCACCGCCCGGCTGCCCGCCGTGGCCCTGGGCACAGCCGACCCCGCCGAATTCAAGTCCGGCTACCAGATGGAACTCGCCTTCGGACCGATGGACTCCCTCATGTCGGGGATGCGCCTGGCCCGCGACCACGGCGACCGGCTCCTGCCCAAGTTTGTGCAGCGGCTGTTCCAGGCGGGCCAGCACCCCGACTGGGTGGGCCTGCCGGTGCTGCCCGCCAAGCTGATGCGCGGCGCCTACACGCCCACCGACAAGGCCGCCGTCCTCGAGGAAGTCGCCACCGCCCGCAACGCCGGTCTGATCTCCCTGGAGACCGCGATCCGCCGCCTGCAGGACATCGGCTGGCCCATCGAGGACGCCGAGGAGGAGATCAAGCGGATCGACGCCCGCTCCTTCGAGGACGCCCGCACCCTGTCCGACGCCCTCGGCAACGTGGAGGAGACCGCGAAGTTCCTGGGCCGTGAAGTCCCCGAGCAGCCGCCTGCCCCGGCCGTGCAACTGCCCGCCGTGCCTGCCGACACCGCCGCCCAGACGGGGGCCGTACCGGGGCTGCAGGGGAGCGGGAGGAACACCTCGTGACATCTGTGGTGTGCTTGATCTCAGGCGCGGGGCCTGGAAGTACTACGAGTCTGGGAGGACTTGGACAGATGCGTCGCCCCGCGCAGCACCACTTCGGCCCCACCGCGACCCCCGGCTGGGCCCACCCGTACACCGGCCTGCCCGGCATCGCCGTCTTCTACAACGACGGCGGCGGCCAGCAGCCGCCCGCCCCGCCTGCTCCTCCCGCACCGTCCCCGGCCGACCTCGCCGCCCGCGGCCAGCAGCAGCCTGTCCCGGGGCCGCAGCCGGTCATCGACCGGGAGACCGGTGTCGCCATGACACAGGACCGCTTCACAAAGATCATGACGAGGCAGTACGAGAAGTCCCGCAGCGCCGCCTACCGCGAGCTCGCCGAATCCCTCGGACTGCCCTACAACCCCGAGACGTTCGACCCCGACACGTTCAAGGCCACCCTCAAGGAAGGCCAGGACGCCCGCCAGCAGCAGCTCACCGACGAGCAGCGCAACGCGGAGCACCTCGCGAAGCAGCAGCAGGCCCTCCAGGACGACCGCACCAAGGTCGACCAGGAGAAGGCCGCCCTCGCCGCGGAGCGGCGCGCCCTGGCCCGCGAGCAGGCCCTGACCCGGCTCGGTGCCCTCGACGTCACCGACGAGCAGGGCACCGTCACCGCCCCCAACCTTCAGGACGCGCTCGCCATGCTGGAACGCGACCTGCGCGACACCCCCGACGCCGACGCGGCCGCCGTCGCCACCGCCGCGGAAGCGCTGAAGAAGCGCCGCCCTGAACTGTTCGGCACCCCGGCAGCCCCGCAGACCCTTCCCCCGGCCCCGTCCGGCGGCCCCGCCGGAGGCAACGCACCCCGCCAGCCCGCGGGCGGCAAGGACGCGGTCCGCGACGAGGCCCGCAAGATCGCCGAACGGATGGGGTACCGGAAACCCGAAGCCGCCTGACGGACCAGCACCACCCGAGGGACCACGCCCTGACCCCCGTGGACGGCACCACCACAGGTGCCCTCACCACACACACGCGTACATCGCGAAAGGGGCTACGGCGTGGACATCCAGCCGTACACCAGCACCGAGACGCTCGCTGTCGGCCGCCCGTGGCTCATGAGCACCCTCGGCATCGAAGCCAACGAGACGATCACCCTCGACCTGAGCAAGTTCAGCCAGACCCTCCACTGGACGGAGGCCTCCAAGTACCAGCCCGAGCGGAAGCTGAAGTCCGGCATCCCGCTGGGCAAGCTCACCGCATCGGGCCTGTACGCGCCGTACAACGCGGTGTCCAACGAGGTCCAGACCGTCACCGTCACCGGCGCACCCACCGGCGGCACCTTCACCCTCACCTGGTCCGGGCAGACCACCAGCGCGCTCGCCTACAACGCGACGGCCGCGCAGGTCCAGACCGCCCTCGAGGCCCTGTCGAACATCGCGCCCGGCGACGTCGTCGTCACCGGCAACGCGGGCGGCCCCTACACCCTCACGTGGGGCGGCACGCAGCTCGGCGAGAACGTGGCCGCGCCGACCGCGACCGCCTCCCTCACCGGCGGCACCAGCCCGGGCGTCACCATCGCCACCACCACCGCAGGCGGCACCGCAGCCACCGCCGACGGCGCCGACGTGTTCGCCGGGTTCCTCTTCACCGAGGTCAGCTTCTACCCCGGCGCCACCAAGTGCGGTGCGCCGCTCATGGTCCACGGACAGATCGACCCGTCCAAGCTCCCCGTCGCGTTCGATCCCACGGACGTCCCCGCCGGGTCCAACTCCCAGTTCGTCTACAAGGCCTGATCAGGAGATTCCGACATGCCGAACGACATGCTTGAAGTCCTCCTGAGGGACATCAACCCCACGGCGATCAACGCATTCGTGCGGGAGATCCAGACCCCGGCGGCCTACCTGCTCACCCAGTCCGTCATCCCCGAGCGGACCGTCAACTCCGTCAAGTACGAGATCCGCGGCGGGAACCGCCGGGTCGCCGCAGCCACCTACCGCGCATGGGACGCCCAGACGCGGGTCGCCACCCGCGAGATCACCCGCTGGGTGACCGAGGGCAAGCTCCTCCCGCTGGGCCAGAAGTACATCATCGGCGAGCTGGAGACCATCCTCCAGAACGTGCAGCGCGGCATGGACGGCAAGGACCTCGTCAACTCCATCTACGAGGACGCCGCCGCGCACGTCCTGTCCGTCAAGCACCGCATGGAGATCGCCGCAGGCGACATCCTCCAGGACGGCAAGTTCACCCTCACCAACGAAAACGGCCTCACCATCGAGGCCGACCACAAGGTGCCTGCCGCGAACATGCCGACCGCCCCGGTCGCCTGGTCCAACCCGACCGCGGACATCCTCGGCGACGAGATGCGCTGGATCGAGGTCCTGCGCGCCTCCGGAGCCCCGATGCCCACCCGGGCGCTCACCTCGTACAAGACGTGGGCGTACATGCTCACCAACGACTCCTACCGGGCAGCGTTCTACGGGTCGGTGAACTCCGCGTCCACCATCCCCACCGCCGTCCTGGCCAAGGACGAGGTCAACACCGTCCGCGCCCGCTACGGCCTGCCGCCGGTGGAGACGTACGACGTGACCGTCCCTCTCGCCGACGGCACCACCGTCCGCCCGCTGCCGGAGGACATGTTCTTCCTGCTGCCGCCGGACGCCCGCCAGATGGCAGAGACCCAGTACGGGCTCACCGCCGAAGGCATCGTCCTGTCCTCCGGCTCCAACCCGTCCATCGACCGGGAGGAAGCCCCCGGCATCATCGTCACCTCCGGGTACGACGACGACCCGGTCCGCGTGTGGACCAAGGGTGCCGCGGCCGCGCTGCCGGTCATGTACACCCCGGACATCCACATCGCTGCGACGGTGTGGTGAGCCATGGGCGCCCAACTCGCAGCGACGGTGTACGTGACGGATCCGGACACGCACCAGACGGTCGAACTGGCCCCGGGAACCTGCCCGGAGCCGCGTCTGGCCGCCCTGGTGACGAACCCGGCCGCCTGGGTCGACGGGAAGCTGCCCCGCCTGAAGACGGCGGACGGCGCCGACCCTACCGGCGGCGGCCCGGACGGCGCCTCTGGCGACGCCTCGGCTTCCGACGCCGGTAGCCAGGAACAGCTGCCCGACGGCGACAGCCCGGCCGCACCCGCGGCCAAGAAGACCGCCGCGCGCAAGACAGCGGCCAGCAAGCCGGCCCGGGGCCGGGACGCCGCTGACGAGGCCAGCAGCGGCGCATAGCAGGGTGTGGGCCCGCCCCCGTGGTGGGGGCGCCAACCGGGCGGGCCCACACCCTCGCACCCTTCCCACCCCGACCACCGGATGGAGGCAGCAGTGGACACCGCCGTGAAAGCGTGGCTGATCGCCCAGCTCGGCACAGACACCGACCTCACCGACCTGGCTGCCCGCTACACCCGCCTCGGCACCGCCCGCGCGGTCGCCATCGAAATCCTGCGTGAACGGCTCGCCGCGATGCGCGCCCAGCCGTCCGGCATCACCGTCGTCAGCGTCGTCGCCATCAACACGACCGCGAACATCGCCGCCTATGAACGGCAGATCGCCGCCCTCGAGGCCGGACAGCCTCCGGCGCCGGACGACCCGCAGGGCAGCGACCCGAACACGCTCGGGGTGCTCTTCCTGCGGGAACGGCCCCGGCGATGACCACCCCCGTACAGCAGTCCCAGGACCGGGACGAACTCACCGCGCTCATCACGGCTGCCACCGCCGAACTGGTCCGCCAGTGGCAGCGCCTGCCCACCGCACAGGACAACCTGCTGCGCATCCTGGAACGACTACAGCCCGGGCTCGGCGCCACGACCCGCATCCGCTCCCTGATCACCTCGTTCAACGAGCAGGTCGGAGAGTTCGACCGGCTCACGCGCGCCCTCGCCACACGATGGGCCGCCCAGGACCTGCCCGTCGCCTACCGCGACGGCGCCGTGCGCGCGCTGCGGCAGGCCGACGCCGACATCGGCCTGTTCCAGTGGAGCGCCGACCACCAGGCCGCCCTCACCGCCCTGACCGCGACCTTCTACACCGATCTCGTCGGCCGCATCCAAGAGACCGTGCGCCGCGCCCAGGCCTTCGCTCGCGCCGCCCAGGCGGCAGCCCGGCAGGTCGCCCTCGGACGCACCCACAAAGGCCTCGACTCCGCCCGCCTGACCGCGGACCATCCGCTGTCGACGATCGTGTACGCCAACCAGGCCCGGCACCCGGTCAAGGACTGGGCGCGCTCCGCACTCACGTACCAGGGCGTCGTCACCGCCAACCATGGCGCCATCAACACTGGCCGCCTGGAGCTCGAGGCGGCCTGGTTCCAGTGCGTCGACGGCCCGGAGTGCGGATTCCAGTCCCACCCCGACACCGACCACGCCGACGGCACCATCCGCTCAGCCGACGATGCGGCCGCCTTCCCCATCGCCCACCACGGCTGTATCAGGGAGTGGATCCCCCGCCCCGACCTCAACGGCCGCCGCGGCATTGTCTCCGGAGATCCCATATGAGCCTCGACCGGCAGACACCGCCGACCGACTGGCCAGGCCTGGAAATGGCCAGCATCACCAAGCTGACCGCCGACATCTACTTCGGATGGCTCGCCAAGGAGACCAACCCGACCTTCTGGCACTGGTGCGCCGCCCTGGAGGGCGTGCCTGAGGACCGCAAGGTGCACGACGGCTGTTGGGTGGCGGCAGGAACCAGCGCGCACACCCTCGTGTCCCGCGAGCCGCTGCATCTCGAACCGTCACTGCTGTGGACCTGCTGCGGGCTGCACGGCTGGGTCCGCAACGGAACCTGGGAGCCGGCGTGACTGAGCAGGCCATAGGGCCGATCCTCGACGGCCTCGGCAACACCCTCGAACTCGATGACGGGGACTTCGTGGTGTCCGCGTTCGTCGTCGCCAAGGTCGTGGACAAGGACGGAGACGTCTCCCTGATGCTCAGCTCCAGCGATGGCCTGTCGTGGATCGATCAGAACGGGCTTCTGACGTCCGCTCAGCAGATCGTCAACCAGGCTGAGATCGGAAGGAAAGGAGACGAATGACCACCCCGGAAGAGCCCCATGCGCACAGCGTGCGCATCGAAGCCCAGCCCGGCGACGCAACCATCACGATCGACGGGACGCCGCTGCCCCGCGGGCAGGTCACCGGCTACCAGCTGCAGCACGACGTGCACGGCGCGCTGCCCGACCTGATCCTGCACACCCGGCCGCCGGAGTCCGTCGTGTTCGAGGGACTGGCCACGGTCGCCGTCGGCGTCCCGCAGGACCACGGCGACGTCATCGCCGACTTCGTCCTCGGACTGGACCCGGCCGCCGTGCAGCGCGCCGCACTGGACCGCCCGGACCTGGACGGCGGGAAGACCGGCACCACCGAGGCGATCCTGCGGCAGATCGCCGACTGGGCGCGGGGGAGGACCTGATGCCCGGCCTCGACGCCGCCCTCGCGGGCGTCCGCGCATGGGTGGAGGGCAACCTGCTGGTGGACACCGTGCGGATCGAACTGCCCGCCACCGGAAAGCCCGTCCTCGACGAGGCCACCGGGACCCTGACCCGGCCCGCCGGGGAGACCCTCTACGAGGGGCCGGGCGCCGTGCAGGGCGGCACCGCCCAGTCCGAGCTGTCCTCCACGCCGGGCGCGCTGCAGCCGTGGACGCAGGAGACGAAGTCCCGCTACCGGCTGATGACGCCGCGCTCCGCGCCGATCGCCCCGAAGGACGCCATCGTCACCGTCGTCCGCGTCCACGACCCGGCGAACACCGCGCTGATCGGCCGGAGCTGGGTGTGTCAGGACCCGTCCCGCGCGGCGACCATCGAAGTCGTGCGGGTCACCCCGCTGGACCAGATCCAGGCGCCGGCGGCGACCCCGTGACCCCCGACGAGTTCGCCGCCAAGCTGGAGCACGCGGCCCAGCGGATCGGTCCGGCCATCGCCCGCGGTGTCGAGCACACCGGGACGCTCGGGCAGGCCCGGATCCGCGGGAACGCGTCCGGCCGGCCCGGGCCGAACGTCATCACCGGCGCCTACCGCAACTCATGGCGGCCCGAGACGCACCGCATCCCGTACGGGGCGATCTGCACACTGGGCACCGACGCCCCGCAGGGCCGCCGCCTGGAGTTGGGGTTCAACGGAACGGACAGCCTCGGGCGCAGCTACAACCAGCCTCCCTTCCCGCACGTCCAGCCCGCCCTGCCGTTCATCGGGGCCACGCTGATGGCGACGACGCGGCTCGCTCTCACGGAGGTCCTGCTGTGATCGAGACGCGGCTGGTGACCAACGCCCTGAAAGCCCTGCTGGCTGAGGGATCGGGGAAGCCGGTGGGGGAGGGAGTGAAACCGGAGGGTGATCCTTCCGCGTACTACATCCTGCACTTCATCGACCGGCAGACGCACGGCGCCCCGTACGCCGACCTGAACGAGGACTGCACGCTGATCTACCAGGTCGACGCGGTGTCCGGGCGCGACGTCACCGACCCCGACTCCTACGGCACCCAGGAGCAGATGGAGTGGCTGGCCGACAAGGCCCGCACGGTCTTCCTCGGCCGTGACCCGGTCACCCGGCGCTGGCTGCACGACCTGGTGGTGCCCGGCGTGAGAGTGATGGGCCGGGCGCCCGAGGTGGAGGCGGGGGGAACACCTGGCGCAGCCGATGGAATCATGAGCAGTGCAAGCAGGTTCAGGTTCGACCTGACCAGTGTCTGACCCAGGTCAGGCAGGCAGTACCGCACCGCGGCGGGACCCCACGCGGACGCCACCACCACAGGTGGCCGCCACCCATACACACCGTGTAAGGGGCCGGGTCCCAGCGACCGCGAAGGCCCCGGGACCAAGGGGCCCAAGAAATGCTGCTGCCTAAGCCGAAGAAATACATGCGGCGCGGTACGTCCAGGTTTTACATCGTGCCGTCCATCGCCGCCGACTCGATGATCCCGACCCGCAGCGAGATCTCCGCGGGCACCGAGTTCTCCGCGTACATCGCCGCGATGGACGGATGGACCGTCGAGAACCAGGAAATCGACACGCCGGACATGGCGGACACGTACGACTCCACCATCCCCGGATCCGACAAGGCCGACTCCTCGAGTTTCACGTTCTACGAGGACGAAGAGGACGCCGACCTGGAGCTGCTGTTCGCGAAGGGCACCAACGCCCACATCGTGATCATGCGGAAGGGCGACATCCCCGGCAACAACAGCATGGATGTCTTCCCCATCCGCGTCGCCTCCCAGTCGCCGCAGTACACCGCGGAGAACCAGGCCGCCCAGTTCATGGCGAAGTGCTCCATCACCTCCCGACCCCTCCAGGGCGCCGCAGTACCGGTTGCCGGTACCGACGAGGTGCAGACCGTCACCATCACCGGCACCCCGACCGGCGGCACGTACACGCTGACGTTCTCCGGGCAGACCACGACCGGGATCGCCTACAACGCCGCCGCGTCCGCCGTGCAGTCCGCGCTCGAGGCGCTCTCCAACATCACCCCCGGCGACATCGTGTGCGCGGGCGGCCCCCACCCGGGCACCCCGGTCACCGTCAGCTTCGGCGGCGGCAGCTACGACGGCTCCGACGTCCCGCAGATGACCGCGTCCGCGGCCGGCCTGACCGGTGGCACCTCGCCGGCCGTCACCGTCACCACGACCACGCCGGGCGGCTGACCGAAGCCTCACCCCACCCCTCTACGCCCGGCCGGGCCCCGACGTTCGGGAAGGGGCGCCTGTGGCGCCCGGCCGGGTCCCCTTCCCCTCGATGGAGGACCCACCCGCCATGCCCACCGCAACGAAGAACACCACCCCCGCCCCGCCTGCCGCGGCGGTCGCCGCCGACGCGCACTGGGCCGCCAAGATGGAGCGGCTCCGCAAGCGCAACCTCGCCGAGACCACCTTCGTCATCTGCGACGACCAGGAGGTCCGCGACCGCCACACCCGGGCGCTGCGGGCCTTCGACCGGGCCCAGGACTACGCCAAGGCCAACGCCGACGACACCGAGGCCGCCCAGGAGCTGGCCGCCGCGACGGCCGAACGGGACGCGGCGCAGGCCGCCTACGACCAGGCCTCCATCGCGATCCGCTTCCGCGCCCTGCCCCGCCCCGCCTATGAAGCCCTCTTCAAGGCGCACCCCGCGTCCGAGGCGGAAACCGAAGAGGGCGACCAGTGGGGGGCCGGATACCCGGCCGCACTGATCGCGGCCTCCTGCGTGGACGGCATGAGCGAGGACGACGCCCGCGAACTCTTGGCGTCCTGGTCCCTCGCCGAGGCCAACGCCCTGTTCAACGCCGCCTACGGGGTGCAGCACACCACCCGGACCGACCTGGGAAAAGGCTGACCGATGAGCCACGGTTCCGCGCCGAGATGGCCCTGTGCCGCCAATACCGCATCCCCTACAGCCAGTTCCGGGGCCTCGGTGACGGCACCTGGACGGGCCCGGACCGCGACAAGGCCAGCGCCTACGAGGACTACCTCCGCGGCATCTGCCCGCAGTGCGGCACCCGCGAGTCGGAGTGGGTCGACGAAAACGGCCAGTACGTCGACGCCTACGTCGCCACCACCCACAACTGCTTCGGCTGCGAGGAGATCGCCCTGAAGCAGAAGGAGATCCCCGAAGGACAGGCCGGGGCCGGACTGAAGGTCCTGCTGCTGCCCGCCAGCGTCCACGCCGCACAGGAGATCGCCGCCCAGTTCGGCGCCCAGTAACCGCACCACACACGACACAAGCGAGGGAGGGGCGTACCGGTGGCCAACTGGACTCTGTCCGTGGACATCCGCGGGCACGGAAACGACCTCGCCCAGTCGCTGAAGTCGTCCGCCAAGCACGCCCGCACCCTCGGCACCGCGGCCCGCACCGCGAAGACCGAGGTGCGGGAGCTCGGGCAGGCCTCCGAGACCGCCACCCGCCACCTGCGTTCCCTGGGCCGTGAGGCCCGCACCGCCGGACGCCGCCTGGACGCGCTCGGCTCCGGCGCCCGCACCGCCGCCCACCGCCTGAGCGCCTACGGGGACGCCGCGCAGCGCGCCAACCGGCACGTCAACACGCTCGGGGACCACTCCCGCACCACCGGACGGCAACTGGCCCGCATGTCCGGGCAGATCGACTCCGCCGTACGCGACCTGCTGCGCCTCGCGGACGCCGCGCGGCGCGCCGACGCCCGCCTGGGCCGGGTCGGCGCCGGCGGCACGCGGGGCCTGCGCCGGGTCGCCGACGAGTCCGGGCACGCCCGCCGCCAGCTCGCCTCCCTCGCCGGACTTTTGACCGGCGGGGCGTTCGCGATCGGCGGCGCCGAGCTGCTGAAAATGGGCGGCGAACTCCAGCAGTCCATGAACACGTTCGGTGCGGTCACCGGCGCCACCGCGATGCAGATGCAGCGCGCGGG